AGCCAGCCGTCATAGATGCACTGTAACCCGTCCTCGGTAAGCTCTAAGCGCGTCCCGCCGCACTTGGCACAGCATCGAGGACGCGCTTTCTCCAAGTCTTTGATAGCGTGCTTAGCCATCGTATACTCCACGCTGCCACTTGCCATCGCGATAGACCTCGATATGGCAGCGACAGTTGCCCCGGCAGGTGGTCAAGCCAGCCGGAACCGTGGGCAGATCGTTCCAACTGTCATACTCGCCAGCCAGGTCGGGGCATCCGTGGTGACCGGGGGAAGCAGCACAGTGATCGGCGCGTGGATCGATCACCCACCTGACGCGCTCGGCGGTTTTACCCTCTGCCCGGCGCTCTGCTTCGCGGGTCCTGCCAAGTTCCTGCTGTGTCTCGAAGATCAGTACCCACGCGCGCCCTGCATACTGCCCCGGAGCGGCCCTGACAGCCCCGAAGGCGCCCTTGAGTGCCTTGGGATCGCTCGCTAACCCGCGTGTGATATCTGGCAGCAGCCTCGCGTAAATAACGGGAATCAGAGCCGTTGCCAGTAGCAGACGGTCTTCGCGATCGTGCTGCTCGACGACTTGCCGGACCCCTGGCAGCTCTGCCCGCTTGCCAGCCGATATCCGGGCCGCCGCTTTGGAACCTACCTCAAGAACCACGGCCAGTTTAGCTTCAAGCTCGCGCATGGAGTTATCGAGGATATCCGCCTGCTGAGGGATGGGTACGCCCCGGGTCGCAGCATTGGTAAGAGCGCGCCGGGTCTGGGCGCTCCATGCATCAAACGCCCTGGTGAGCCGACGCTGCTGTCGGTTCGTAGCCTGCTCCCAATCCCCAGAACCAAGCCGTTGCTTACCCCCGCCTGGCTTCTTCTGAAATAGCCGGGGCGCAAGGAACGGGATTCGGACGTGTTCTTCAGAGAAGACCGCCTCGATATCGCTGATCGCGAATACCGCGTGGATATCTACCGATGGATCGGGGGCTCCGCCTAGATACTTCAGGGTGCAGTGCGGGTGATACTCATGATCTTTGGAATAGTCGATGCCTGCCCGATCGAAAGCAGCAGCGATGTGTCCGCGCATTTCTTCAAGGAATGGACAGATTACTTGAGCAAACAGAGGACGTTCATCGTTATCTTCGAAGATGCCAGTTCCTTCAAAGCTGACCTCGAAGGGCGGTTGTGATCTAAGCACATCGAGTGCTGTATAGATGATCTCCTGGCGCTTTGGCTCTGGAAGATCAACAGCATCGCCAAAGTAGAAGAGGGTTATGTGCAACTGATCCGGTGGCTCGCCATCAGCCAGCGCTATCTGACGTGCTACATGGTCGGGTACCGGCACGCAGAGCATCGCGCCCGCATGATTGGCCTCGAAGCTCTGGAATCTGAATATGCTCATGTGTCGAAACCCTGCCAGAACTGTCACCGGATCACCGCCTCGCGCCGGGGCTGGAATATCCCCTGCATCGGTGGCTCTTCCACCGCCCTCGGCATCCCGCGCTCGTCTTCAGGAAGCTCCGGGAAGTCCATTAGCTCGCGCAAATGGTCCTCGTCCACGTCAGTCGGAGTGAACAGCTTGGCTCCGGCCGCAGTGTTGACAGCGCCAATGATTGCCTGTATATCGACCGCGCCAGGCTTCTCCCATTCGATAGTCGGGTAATCGGTCATGCCAGGGAAGTGGTTGAACGAGAACAGATAGGGGACAAGCTGTAGGTTCCACGCCTCTAATAGCTCTTCCTGAATCGCTTCGAGCGCCAGGTTGAAGAACGCCTGGCTTCCCTTTACCAAGGCCTGGGTACCTACGTTGTCCATGCCGAGCTTGAGGAACTGCGCGAAGACGCGACCGAGGATTTCCTTCTGCTTCCGCTCGATCACCGCGCCGATATCATACATCTTGTTACTGGATCCATAGGGTACGACCTTGACGCCAGGGGGCAGAATGATGTACTCGTTCTCGTCGCGCCGCATCCCGGCCAGCCCGTTCTCCAGATCGGTGATATCGTCATCTTCGACATTACCGCTTTCCGGTAACTCGGCAACCGGCATGCCGCCGACGTCCCGCTCGATACCCACGCCCTCGAAGTTCTCGAAGTCCTTGCAGAAGCGCCAGGACCGATACAGAGAGTACAGGAGTGACCGTCCTTCGGGGTTTCCCTTTCGGCCCCGGAAGGTGACGTGGACAGCCTTGCTCATAGGTATTTCCAGTAGCGCCGAGGTGTTCGGATCGCGCTGGATCATGGCCTCGACTTCATCGCGCCGGTCATCTTCCTTGTAGAACTTCCACCGTTCGAGTGTCTCCTGGCCCCGGGGGTCGACGTTCCGAAGCCACATACGGCCGTCATCCCTCTTCTCCAGGACGATCTCGCTGAGATTCCAGCCGAAGTCGATTGCTCCGAGACAATCATCGACGTGGCTCTTCCAAGTCTGTCGATGCATCCGGTGCATGGTATCATATAGCCAATCGGCGGCGGCCTGATCGCCTGCGGTCCCGCCCTCTGCCGGAGCAGTCGTCATCTGGGCAGCCTTGAGGGGGAACTTCAGCGCATCGAGTAGGGTCCCGATGATGATATCATCGCGCATTTCCAGGTAGTGCTTGACCGCTCGCGGCCATGACTTGAATTCGCTGCGCCATTCTTCCTGAATGTGTCCCGCACCGTGTTTGAGTCCTCGAACACCGATAGCCGCGAATGACCCGCCTTGTCTTGAAGCATAATGCCGATGCGTTCTTGGCTCTGCTTCTAGTGCGCCGGGGGGCCTGCTGGAGGCCTCTGCCTGCGCTTGACGTGCGAAATGCTGGCTTCTTCTTTGCCGTCGCGAGGTTCCACCCGGATTAGTCATATCGTTATCCTCCCCGCGTTTTATCTAACCATAGACAACGCGCACCGTTTTGTCCAGTCCCCTAATCCTTCCACTTGCTCTGCTTCTTCCGCTTCCGGGTAAGCGGGTGCTTCTCTCTGTCGATTTTAGGCTTCAGCGCCAGCAGCGAGTACGCGAAAGCGTCCGCGATATCATCATGGGCCGCAGCCGGGAACGAGCAGACCTCATGTAAGAATTCACTCAGCCAGGACGCTCGCGCGGGCAAATACACCAGGCCCGCTTCGACTATCGCTGAGATCGAGTGCATCCGGCTAACCTTGTCCCCCTGCGCCTTGATTGCGTGAATCGGGATATGCGTGTCCCGCTTGATCTGCTGAATCAGGGATATCCCAGAAGCCTTGTCCTCGACCTCGATTCGGTCAGGAACGAACTGACTGTACTTGGATTTGAGCGCGGTCTGGAGTCCCGGAAACTCGACCCTCTCTGCCCAGACGTCCGGTATGAAATAGCCCTGCTTGCAATCGAGGACCGTCACGCATGCCGAGCGGTCATTAGCCTGTGCTTCCTTGAAAGCGGTATCCCAGAACTGCCGGACTTTCCGGGGAAACAGGGGATTGCGCGCATCGGCATCTTCGAGATCGAGGGGATCTCCGACCTCGGTACCGGGTCCGTAGTATTGGAACCACTCTTCGTGTATGATCCCGCCGCCCTCGGGCCGGGGACTGCCCATGTATTCGGCAGACCACCAGAAGGTGCCTGTGGCTTGCTGTAAGGTCAGCAGGGAATTGAGATCAAACATCGATGGCCAGAGAGCTTTCCCCGGGGCGCGGTCCAGGGGATCATCGTCCTGTGCGATCGCGGGCAGGTTGATGATCTTCCAGGGGTCCCGATGTTCGAGGCCTTCGGGATTCTCTGAAAGCAACCATCCGACCAGATCGTCTTCATGCCAGCGTGTCATCAGGATAATAATCGAGCCACCTGGCTGTAACCGGGTCCGGAGCGTTGCCTTGTACCATTCCTTTGCTGTGTTCCGATAGGTAGGTGAGAGCGCTTCCTTCTGCGACTTGATCGGATCGTCGATGATGATCAGGTCCCCGCCCCGACCGGTCAGCGAGCCGCCGATTCCGGTAGATACCATGCCACCGCCGTACCCCTGGATGCTCCAACGGGCCTTTGCTTTCGTGTCGGTCATCAGAGACAGGCCGAGCTCTGCCTGATTTTCGATCAGCGTAGCCTTGGCTCGGCCGCCCCACTCGGAAGCATAACCGATCTGGTAAGAAGACAGGATAACCTTCTTGAAAGGCCAGTTCTTCAGGAACCACACCGGGGTATAATGCGAGATCAGTTCCGACTTGCCATGGCGGGGCGGCATGGTCACGATCAAGAACACCGGGCCATCCCGCATCTTGGCAACCTCTTCAGCCACGAGGGTAAGGTGCGGTGCCGGCAGCCACCGACCGCGAGACAGATACGCAGCAGTGAGGGCGGGCGTTCGGAGCCAATCGACCCCGCGCGCCCGTCCTTTCTGCATAGCCTCGCTTACCAGCAGTTGACGAGGCATTGGCATATTAGCGCCCTGGACCAGGGTCGACCACTAGCTTGCGACCTTCCAAGACTGGCAAAGCATCTTCCGCCCGCAGGATCTTCGCGGCCGGCGCTTTGATCTTCCCCTTACGCATCAGTATGTACACCAGGACCATCGCTGCCAGCAATAGGGGGAACCATCCGAACAGAATGCCCCAGAGATCGAGCAGGCCGATCTCTGGGGC